GTTTGCGCCTCAATGTTTTGGCCGTATTCACCGTCAAATATAAACGTAAATGTATCCGCTGAACTTGGCCCACCTGCAATCACAAACAATTTAACATCTGTACCGGCCGGAACAATAAAGTCGCCGCCAATAATACCACCGGCAAACGGGTTGTATGTTGTGGCTTCAATCGCATAATATCGACCGTCTTTATATTTTGGCGTAATAGCTGTTACTTGCGCCCTGTCACCCTCTTTTTTTAAGCCGTCATAATCTTGATTATCTTCGGTTTGAATGACAACCACATCGGCCAAATCAAAATTAAGGTTTTGTTCTTCAACATCAAATTTAAAGGTTTTTGGTCTATAGCTGAAACGCTGCGCGTATCGGTTTGCTGTTAGCTCTGCACTGTCAACGTTGTTTATTTTGTTTGATAGTATGATGGACTTTGGCAAACGCTTCACTTTTTCTTCGCCGTAAAATAAGTCGCCCTCATACGCACCGTTGAACGCCAACGCGCCACGCGCAAAACTTACATCGTCGTCGTTTGCTGTTAGCTTACGCTTATCAAATTGAATAAACGCGCGTGAGTATTGCAACGATTCTGGTTCGTCAATTTTCATCGTGTTGTAAATAGTTTCTTTACCATCGTTTAACGTTGCAACGGAATCAGTCCAGGGACTATTTGCCTTTAACGTCACTTTGCCGGCTGCGGTATCTGTCCAAATATCAATCAAAAACGTTTGGCAAATATCGTCCAACACGCCGGTGGTTTCATTGGCTTCATAAAAAATACAATCGATTGAGCTATCTAACGACGACAACCAGGCATCAAGCTCGCTTGTCATACCTGCTGTGTCGATTTGGCTTGCTGTTAACCCTGCATCCAATAACACCGCTTCAATTACATCATATACGTTTGCATTGACAAACTTGCGCCCTCTAAACACTTCGTCACCGCTGTTATGCTCTGACGGCGTGTTGTAAATGGTGCGCGACCCTAGCGTGATTGTGCTGCTGCGCGTAACGGTTAACGAACTTGCGCCAACACTTGTCACCATTAAAATATCATCACCAATGATTGCAACGTGTTTATTTGCATCCCATTCGGATAAACCGCCGTTGACGTTTATTGTTGTGGCTGTTGCGCTGATTGATCCATTTAATGAATTGTCGTTTATTTTTGGGAACTGGCTTTTCGTATCATCCGCTTTGTAAAGCACATCTTTACAAATTAGCGACCAATTGCCCGCATTGCCTTGCTTTAAATCTGTGGCAATATAATTGTGCGTCGTCACTAGCGTATCACCTGCATCTGTACGCTTGTAATATTTTACTTTGACCGCTTTGTTGGTAATGATATTTCGCGCTTTTAACTTACCAAAAAACGTACCTTGCTTGGCAATACCTGCATTTGCAACTAATGCCGGACTGGTTAAATTTGGATCGCCTATAAAATCCGCCAATTGTATTGTCGCTGTTGCACGACTTGCAACGCCGTTACCGGCTTTTAATTTTGGCGTTGTTTCGCTCACTGATTTTATACAACGAAAAATACCACTTTCATCAAGTACCAGGTTAGAATCTGAAAACTTATAGGTATAATCTGTGGTCGTGTATGTGTCGGCTTGGTCAACGCACGTCAACGGCGTACCGTAACCGGCGTTCCCGTCAATCGTACACGCACCATTTACAAGCGGTAAAGTAAGCTCGACAATATAATAATGATAATTCATACGCTCACCTGGACGCTAAATGCCACATCAACTAATTCAAGCGTTTGGCTGTGTGTTTTTACGTCGACATTTTCAAGGTTAAACCCTGCCACGCTTTCATCGGGTTTAATTTCGTTTTCATAATCTAAAATCGACAATACGCCGTATGTTTGATAATGGTTAAATATCTGCTTCAAATCATCACGCGCCCACGCTTTCAACACGTTTTTAATTGTCAATCGTAACTTTGGCGCGACCTTGTTTTGTGTGCGTAACACCGGTACGCCTAGGCTACCAACGCTTGTGCGGTTTTTACTGTTGTATCCAAGGTAATAAAGCGACTGACCCGCATTTGTGCCCCAGGGGACAACGGTTGCCGTTCCCGCTTGTATATAAGAAATAGTCTTAGTGCCCGCACCAACTAATGAAACTTGTATATTATCCAAACTGGTATTGTTAGTATAAAAAACGATGTTCGGGTTTTCTTTGTCCGTCACTGTAAAGGTATAACTATACCCAGTAGCCGATACAGTAACCACTGTGCCAACTGGCAATCGACAACCATGTAATGCAATATAATCACACCCTACCACCTGACCAACCGTAAACGTAAACGTCGAACTGGCTGAACTAACCATGTTTGAAAAGTCGGGATTAAGCACGTTTATTAATGCTGTGCCACTGGTCACTGTGCCGGCGACTAGCGACGGCGTATTGTTTGCAATGGCATTACTGGTGCTGATTATCATGTTCGGCCGTCCTGTTTTGATTGGTCTACTTTCTTGGCTATGACGTCGATTATATCATCATTAAATTCTAATACCATCCGCTGTGTTGTAGCCTCGCCGATATCATCAATTGATACTGTTGCACTTGTGCCTGTATCTTCAACCACACTCGCTGCCGGTGCGGATGCTGTTGGTGCGCTTATCGTACCGCTTCCACCACCATCCGGTGACGCTGATAATATCGCGGCCAACTGTGCTGCACCTGTCGCGGCTATCAATGCTGCACTGCCGTAGTTTTGCTTGGCTAACGCATCAGTAACACCCTCGGCCGTATTCATTACCGCATTACCTGCCGACAAACCTTGCTTGACCTTAAATAGCTTTTTACTGTTACCACCAACCGCGTCGAGCAATTGAATACCCTGGTCGATTTGTTTCTTGGTGGCTGTACCCTCCCACTTTACAACGCTATCGGTAGTCTTTTTATCATCTTCCGCGCTTTTCTTTTTTAACGCGTTTAACTTTTTAAGATAGTCTTCTTCGCTTAAAAGTTTATTGGTTAAATGTTCTTGTAATATTTCAAGCTCTTCGTTGTAGCGTTCTTGCACCAATTCATTATCAAACGTTTCAGGTGATAACTCATCAATGATCGCGCGTCGCTGTTCCTGGTACTTACGTTCAACTTCAAGTTTTAACGCGTTATGTTCTTCTGCACTGGCTGCGTTCGCTTCAAGTCTTGCTAATTCTTCCGCTTCATCTTGTGCTAACAATTCTAATTTACTGGCTTGGCTATCGCGGTGCGCTTGTAACTCGGCTTTTATGCCGTCAATTTCTTTTTGTCGCGCCGCTTCTTTTTTAGCATTAACCTCATCAATTACGGCTTGTTCTTCGGCTTTTAACGCTGCTACTTGCTCATTGTATCGCTGTTGAATTTCTAGCTCGGTATCTATGCGTTTTTGGCTACCCTCTGCCATTGTCGCGGCGATGGCTAATGATTCGTCGCGCTGATTCTCTAATACCTGTAATTCGCTACGCTTGCTATCGCGGTATGCTTCAAGCTCTGCTTGCAACGTCGCTTGGTCCAAACCTGTTGCGACTGTTGCTGTTGTTGTTTCGCCACCGCCTGAACCAACCACCCCATCTTCGGTGTATTCAGTGCCGTCTTTTTTCTTAGCTTTAAGCGTTTCAATTGCGTCTAATCTATCTTGAATCGCTTGTTCAACTTCACTAAGTGCCTGTTCTTCTTCTGCTATGGTATCCGCATCAACGCCGAAATACTGCCAGTTTTCAACCTGCGACATGCGGTCGCGTGAAGCGTTTAAAAGTTGATAAAGTTTGTTTACGTCATTTAAACCCTCAATTAATCTTGTTGGCTTTTCATTTTCTAAAATATCTTCAAGCTCAAGTCTTGACGCATATTCTGAGAAAAACCCGGCAAACGCCTCTGTCGCTGAATTAATCGCGGGTAAAAACTGGGCAATACCTTTGTTAGCAAAGTTAATAAACGCGGCTTGTGCAAGGTCTACATTTTCGGCTAATTCTTTGAACTGCTCGCGCTCGTCTTCTGATATTTCAACGTTTATTTCGTCAAACTTACTGCCTAGCTCATCAGCTGCTTTACCGCCGTCGCGCAATAATGGGATCAAACGCGTTGTGTCACTGGCTAACGCTTCAAGCACTGCCGACATTTGTTGCGATGATTTGCCCGCATCTTCCATACGGTTTACCACTTCTTGCAATACTTCTTGCCCGCTCATCTTTTCAAATTCGCCGGATAACGCCAATGCCTCTTTGCTAGTTAACCCTAACGCATCCGCCACATCTTGAAACGCACCTGTGCCGGCGTTTTGAAACTCACCAATCCGCTCTTGCACGTCTTTGGTTATATCGCCAAACTTTTCCGCGTTAATGCCGACCGTACCGTAAACAAACGACAACCGTTTAAATTCTTCAACCGTCACGCCCGCCATTGTTGCCAATGCTTGCGTTTCTCTAATAGCACGCCCCTGAGCGGTCGCATACGCCACAAGTGCGGCAGTACCCGCAGCAACTGCAACACCAACTTTTGCAACGCCCTTGGCAAGCACGCCGGCTTTACCCGCCATCGACTCCATGCCTTTTTCGGTCTTTTCGTTTTCCTG